CAATAAGTCAAAACTCAAGAAACTCTCAAGGAAATTATGACGCTATGCTTGGCATAACTACTAATTTTAATTTTACTTATAATCAAGATGGTGGATATGATTGTTCAGTAAGACTAATGGCATTAGGAATTCTTGGAGACTCTATAAAAATAAATAACCCAGGAGTACTTCCAGATTTATTAACAGAGGAAATATTGCAATTGAATAATACACTATTGCAAATAAGCCAGCAACAATTACCTGAAGTACCAATAGATCCACTATTAGCTAATACACCAGACCCAACAAATGATATACTAGCTAACTTAGTTAGTGGATTAGCATTAAATATACCTGGAGTTATTCCACAAAAACAGTTTTCTGAAACAGATCTAAAAACAATTGCATTTGCTAATAATAATCTAGACAGTCAAAGAGCAGATAAAAGAATTAGGGAGGCTTTAAGTGATGATGGAGACAGAATAGCTATTTTTCCATATACGGCAGATTTTAAAATAGACAATTTAGTTCAGTATAATTCTTTAGATAAGAAAAAGTTTTATCAACTAGATTACTATATGGGAAGATCTAGTAGATATATAATAGGAGATCTTAATTTAGTTTTAGATCAAAAACAGACCTATACAAATATAGGAATAGATATCCCAGCCCTTAAAGAAAGAAACCTAAAATCATTCCCAGGACAAACTGTACAACCATTTTTTCAAATAGTATTTAATACAGAAAAAGCAGTATTGAATAAAGACGCTAGTAGTGATCGTCAAGTTTTTGGAGCAGGAACAGGAGATATCGTATATTACAAATATGTAATACAATATAAAAATAGTTTAGGAAAGCAATATTTTTTTACTATTGAATTAGATCCTGGAGTATATGCTAAAGATCCTGTAACCGGTGCTTCATATAGATTACTACTAAATCCTAAACAAAGAAAAGATATAATAGAAAATATATTATCTAATGGAGAGAATGTTTTTAGGAATAATAATCTAGCTTTTTCTCAAAACATATTTAGTGAGGCCGTAGGATGGCCGTTTTTTTCCTATCAATTTAATCTACAATTAAAATACGATTATAATAGCTCATTTAAAGCTCCAAGCGGAAATCAAATTAATCTTGAGGCTTCTACTAACGCATTAATTAAATTTAATGATAGTAGTTTATTTACATCGGATATAATTCCATCAAATGATACTGCAATATTAACTTCGTTCGGAAGAAGTATAAGAGACAGAGATTTAACAAGTCAAAATATAAATAATGTAGTAAATACTGAAGATGAAAATAAAGCTCAACAAGCACTTAGTACTCAAGTAGCTCAAGCGCTAAATTATCAATCTTCTTTAGAAATCATTTTAAGAACTATAGAAGTTCATGCTTTAAATAAAGCTATAAATCAAAAAGAATCACCTGATTTAACTATAGGCAAAAGAGTTTATACTAATGAATTTTGGAATGACAAAAGTGAAAAGAAACAATTTGCAGAGCAGATATTTTCTAGCGGTGTATTCAGTACTTTTATTAAAGACTTAATAAACGATGATATAAAACCAAAAGATATTGCCTATACTACGGAAACAAAAATGGATCCATTAGAAAGATTTAGAATACAATCTAAGTATGGATTCTCTAGTAATTTAATGGGTAATAAAGCTGCCCTAAGTGAATTAGCAGGGCGAAATGTAAATTTTCAAGAGTTATTAAGAGCATTTGTTGTTCCTTATCAGATCAATCAAGAAATTATAAAAGGAACTCAAACAAACCACCCGGTTTATATACAGTTGGGATTGTTATTGATGATATTAAATCATACATGTACTATATACGATACAAAAAAAGATTTTCAAACACCATTAGTATATATTGACTTTAATCCTGAATTAAACTTTTTTCTAACTAACTCAAAACAATTATCAACTAATCCTTGGAAAACACTGATTCCTTTTGAAGGAACTTTTGAAGATTATAAACAATTATTTGATAAAGATATATTAGATGGTGAAAAAAGAGATGCTATCAAACCACCTTCAGGATCTATAGAATCTACTCCGCTATTTAATCCTAAAACAGATGATAAATTATCAGGATCACTTCCCAAGTTAAAAAAAGACAAACTTGATGATAATGTATATAGAGGTAAGGTGATGAACATTTTACTTAATATAGATTACTTAGTTAACTTAACTCAACAATATAGTGCAAAAGATAGCATAAATAATGTTTATCTCAAACCATTTTTAGAACAGATATTATCTGATCTTAATAAGTACTTAGGTAACTTTAATGCTTTTAGACTTTCTTATAGTGATGCTGGAAATACTTTTCAAATAACTGATGATCAGTTTGTTCCATCACTACCAGGTGAAGATCAAATTTCGCCAACTAATAGAACAGAAATTCCTTTAATAGGCAAATTTTCTATAGCTAAATCATTAGAGATAAAAACAGAAATGAGTAGTAAGCTAGCTAATATGTTAGCAATATCTGCAAACTCTGATATCAAAAATAAATCAACTCTATCTACTAATGGTAGTAATGTTGGTTACATAAACACTAATTATACAGATAGATATATTACAGATAGACAAGAACCTACTGGAAGTACAAATAAGTCTCGTGAATTAGACACACTAAAAACAACTGCAGCAGAATTTAATCAAACGATCTCAGACTTCTATAGTAAAATAAATCCTTCAGAAGCAACAGTTTCTCATGCTACAAGTTATTACATAGATAAAATGAGTAGGATCAAAAATGATGATTATGCTACTAGAGCATCAGCCATGATACCTGTGTCATTAAATTTTACTACAGATGGAATAGCTGGTATGTCAATGGGACAGGCATTTACTGTTAGTGAAGAACTTCTTCCTTATACTTATACTACAAAAAAAGTTGCTGGTGCTCCAACAGATTATATAAACAAAGTTGGATTTGTTATGGTTGGTCTTACTCATACTATAGAAAGCAATCAATGGAATACAGCAGTTAGGGCTAACATGATTTTTTTAAAGGATGCTACATCTTTTACTGGAAGTGTCAGCGCAGTAGAAAACAGAGTTGGAGAATTTGGAATTGACGCTAGTAATCAATATGATTATTCTAATGTAGTAGCATCTAATGTTTCTATACCAACAGGAGACTCTAGAAATAATATACTAAATGCTATAAATAAAGTTTCTGCTAATGTTGGTATTAAAATGTTAGCATTAGCCCATGTTACAATTGAAGGATATAGCCCAGGAACTTTAGCTTACGTAAATAATAATCCTGGAAATTTAAGATCTACTCAAGGTCCATTTAGAGTATTTCCTACATTACAAGATGGAGTTCAAGGTTTAATTGATTACATATCTAGAGCAGCTAATAAAACAAATGTAGCTTATAAAAATGCAAATACTCTTGCTGAATATATAAATGTATATGCTCCTCCTAGTGAAAATCAGACGAGTTCTTATATTAGCGGAGTTCTTGGATATTTTAAAAAATTAGGAGTAAATGATTTTAGTGCAAATGCTTTACTAAAAGACATTATTTCTTATAATAAAGATATAAAACTTGCATAATGCTTAGATACTACCCTGCATTTAAAATAGATACAAATAAATCCACAGCAGGTGGAGAGTATACTTTAAAAGGTAAGTCTTATAAAGGTAAATACTATAAAACATATGACAATAGAGCATTTACAGGTGTTTCACCAGAAACAGGACCTAGTGAATTATTAACTTTAATTAATAAATATGAAACCGCACCAGGTTTAAATAGTGCTAATTTATCTGATAGAAGTAAAATAGATTTAGCTATTAGAAGTAACTTATCAACTACAAGAATTCCTGGTAAGCCCAATAATTTCTATCCACAACCAGATTCAGATGATTATAAACGTGGTTACATAACAAGATACTTTACTAAGAAAGAAAATGAAAGAGGTTTTATAATAGAGATATCAAAAGATGAGTACAACAATATTGTTAATGGAGATACAGATTATGATATATCAATATACCAAGTAACACAAATATTGTGGAAGTTAACTGGTCCTTTAAAAAGCACAAGAACTTCACAATACAATGTAATTCCAGGTATAATCGATACAAATCAAAGGCTTACAGAATCTGCAAATATAAACTTCTTTGGCATTATTGATTTTATTGGAGGCGACTATATAAAATTTGCAAAGCCTACTATGTAATTTGTTTATGCTGTATAAGATATATGTCTTATATTAGCTATTAATAATAGGTTATGTACTTCATCATTGAAAATAAAGAGCAGTTAGATCGTTTAGAAGTGTCGGATCAGTCATTCATTCAAATAGTTACTTCAAATGATTATTATCATTCTAAGTTAACTAGAGTTAGTTTAGTTTATTATAATAATTCTAAGAAAGGCTATGTATTTGTAATTAATCACTGTGAAGGATTCTCACTAGATCTTAAACTAGTTGAAGAGTTTTTGCAAAAGCATACTAAGGTTTACTTACTAGATAAGAAAATGCACTCATATTTTCTTGATCTTCCTCAAGCTATTGACGTACAATTCATTTGTATAGATAAAAATAATGAGTATAGCTCTTTTGAATGTAATACTCCGGTCCATAGAGACTTTTATATGAGGTATCCTGTAATGCCAACTATAAATGAAGTACTACCGATATCTAAACACTATCAAAAGTGCGAGTGTCTTTACAAAATGGTAAAAGACTACTTTGAATTAGAGATGGATATAGATCTTCAAGAGAAGTTAGTAGATGCTTATAAACATGTTGAAGAAACAGGAATACAAGTAGATCTTTCATGCCTAAATAAAAAATACCAATTCCAGCACCCAGAATACTCACTCTTAGGAAATACTATCTATTCTAATTATAATTTATATAATTTAACAGCAAGACCAACTAATTCTTTTAACGGAGTTAACTTTCTAGCAATTCCTAAAGACAAAGACTTTAGAGAGTGTTTTGTACCAAAGAATGACTATTTAGTTGAGTTTGACTTTGATGCTTACCACTTAAGATTGATATCTAGGTTAATTAGGTTTGAGCCGCCTAAAGATTCAATGCACAACTACCTTGGACGCGCATATTTCAACGTGGCTGAGCTTACTGATGAACAGTATAAAGAATCAAAGGCCATTACATTTAAGCAGCTCTATGGCGGTATAGAACCACAATATAAAGATATAGACTTCTTTAAGTCTCTAGATGAATATATAAACAATGAGTGGAAAAAGTATAATGCGCACAAAGCTTCTGTACTACCTACAGGAAGGATCTTAAAAAAGCTTCCTGGTATGAATAAGCTCAAATTGTTTAATTATATTATCCAGAACCTGGAGACTAAAGAGAACATCTATAAGATTTTGGAGATCAATAAACTTCTCAGTAATAAGAAAACAAAGCTAATCTTGATCACATACGATTCTTTCTTATTTGACTTCTCTAAAGAAGATGATAAAAACACGCTAAAAAACATTAAAACAATACTAGAGGGCGGAAATATGGTAGTTAAACATAAGTACGGAGTAAACTACGCTTTCTAATATATTATCAATATTTATTAACAGTATATAAAAAGAGGTTATGGAAGAAATGAAACTAATAGAAATCACGTCTGAATCAATTATGAATAAGTTATTTTGTACCTTTTCATCTAAAGAGGGTCTTGATGAGACTCTAAGAGAGATCAATAAAGAGTACACCATCCTATATAAAAAGATCTTTGTTCTGGCTTCCCAAGACTCGGAAGAGTTCTTATGCACTTACAATATCGAGATTGAAGGATCACAAACTAAGATCCTTCCGAATACAATCCTTCTTCACAGAAAGAAAGATTCAAATACACTCTATACCATTAACGCATTAAACACTTTGATCAAACAATTAAATGGTGGAGTACTAGATACATCTTTTGCTATTAACTGGCAAGACTATAAGAATAGTGTCTTGTTGACTCAAGGAGATGATCTCAAAAGATTAAACACTACTATCCATAAGATAATTGCTGTTTAACTTCGAAGAACGATTTTTCTATCGTATCTTATTGTCTTACATTTATTCAAATTAGTTACATATGGATATATCCGTTTTAAAGTCAAGACTGTCGGCTCTGCAAAATCCACGCGGAGGACAAAAGAAAGACCTATCCCAGACTATCTGGAGGCCTACCGTGGGAAAACATTCAGTACGTATTGTACCTTCTAAGTTTGACAAGCAAAATCCATTCAAAGAGGTTCTAATGCATTATGGTATCAACAACAGAACCATGATGAGTTTGGCTAACTTTAGTGAAAAGGATCCAATTGTTGAATTTGCTCAAGGACTTCGCAAGTCTGGAGACAAAGAAAACTGGTCTCTTGCTAAAAAGCTAGAACCCAAAATGCGTATCTTTACACCTGTTATTGTACGAGGTGAAGAAGATAAAGGCGTTAGGCTTTGGGAATTTGGTAAACAAGTTTACATGGACTTGTTAAGCATTGCTGAAGATGAGGACGTAGGAGATTACACAGATCCTATTACAGGTCGTGACATTACAGTTGAAACAGCTGGTAAAGAAACCACTGGTTTAATGTATAACACTTCAACTGTTAGGGTTAGAACAAAATCCACACCACTTTCAGATGATGCTGATAAGGTAAAGACTTGGCTTGATAACCAACCTGATCCTTTGACACAATTCAAAAAGTATTCTTATGATGAGATGAAAGAGGCTTTGCTTAAGCATCTTAATCCAGAAGAAGAGTTGAAAGAACAAGCTGATGCTGTTCAAACTAAACCAACCGGAGATCTTCCTTGGGAAAAACCTCAAGCACCGGCAGAATATGTATTGAATACTTCAAAAGCAAGCGTTGATTCCTCGATTGACGATCTCTTCAGTGATCTTTAATAAAATCCCCGGTTATAAGCCGGGGTTTTTTAACTAAACAGTTTCGTATGGCAAAATCATTAACAAGTACTATAAATAGTGCAATAAAAGGCACTATTGATTTAGAGAAATTTAAAAAGGGAAAAAACCTTTCAGCAGGCGTTGTATTTAAAGAGCAAAGGTGGATACCTCTATCTCAAGCATTTCAAGATACACTTCAAATCCCAGGTATTCCTCTTGGTCACATCACTCTTTTAAGAGGGCATTCTGATACAGGTAAAACAACAGCACTTCTTGAAGCAGCAGTTTCAGCTCAAAAGATGGGCATTCTTCCTGTGTTTATTATTACAGAGATGAAATGGGATTGGAGTCACGCTAAAGAAATGGGATTTCAATTTGAAGAAGTAGCAGATCCTGCAACAGGTGAAGTAATTGATTACAAAGGATTCTTTTTGTATATTGATCGTGAAAGACTAGAGTGTGTAGAAGACGTAGGCGCTTTCATTGCTGATATTCTTGATGAACAGAAAAGAGGTACGCTTCCTCACGATGTTTGTTTCTTCTGGGATTCTGTAGGATCTATTCCATGTAGAATGAGTATCGAAAAGTCAAGCAATAACAATGAGTGGAACGCAGGAGCCATGTCTCAAACATTTGGTAACTTTATTAATCAGAGAGTTGTACTGTCTCGTAAAGCATCACAGCCTTACACTAATACTCTTGTAGCAGTTAACAAAGTATGGGTTGCAAAACCTGACTCTCCGATGGGCCAACCTACCATGAATAACAAAGGTGGTAATACAATGTACTTTGACTCTTCATTAATTGTTACTTTTGGTAACATTGCTAGAGCTGGAACAAACAAAATCAAAGCCACTAAAAATGGTAAAGAGGTTGAGTTTGCTAAAAGGACTAGAATTAGTTGCGACAAAAATCACGTGACTGGTGTCACTGCTGTCAACAAAGTTATTATGACAGTACATGGATTTATCAACGATGATAAAAAAGCTCTTGATGAATACAAGAAGCAATATTCAGATCAGTGGATGAAAGTTCTAGGATCAACATCATTCGATATAGTTGAAGAAGACACACCGCTATCACCTGATATTTTTGATACAGCAGACTAATGAATGAAGAAATGAAAAAAATATTCGACTCTTTAAAAGAAGAAACAGTCGAAAACCATGTTGATAGTAGGGTGCTTCTTGTAGACGGCTTAAACACCTTCTTAAGAGCATTCACTGCTATCGGGTGGGTAAATAAAGATCTATCACACATAGGAGGATTAACAGGCTTTTTACGTTCATTAGGTTACGTAATTAAATTAATTAGGCCGACTAGAGTGATATTAGTATTCGATGGTCAAGGTGCATCAACAAATAAAAGATATATCTATCCAGAATATAAAGGTAATAGAGGTCTTAAAAGAGTCACGAATTGGGATTCATTTGAATCACAACAAGACGAATCTGATGCAATTACCAATCAGATAGTTAGATTAATATACTATCTAAAACAACTTCCAGTTGATATGCTTTCGATTGATAAGATTGAAGCAGACGATGTTATCGGTTACATCACAGGAAAATTAACCGGAGAGGTTACAATTGTATCTTCAGACAGAGATTACTTACAGCTAGTTTCAGATAAAGTAACAATCTATTCTCCTACTAAAAAGAAGTTCTATGATAGAGAGCTCGTACTAAAAGAGTACGGCGTAACGCCAAAGAACTTTCTAACTCAAAAGATACTTCTTGGAGATTCTGGAGATAATGTACCTGGAGTAAAAGGCCTTGGAAGTAAGACTATGCTCAAGTTGTTTCCACAACTAGGTTCTGAAGAAGAGATTAGTTTAGATAATATATTGCAATCTTGTGAAGGAAAGGCTAAGATACTAGAATCTATTAAGAACTATCAGTATCAATTAAGGATCAATAAAAAGTTAATGGACTTAAAAGATCCTAATATTCCAGAAGAGGCACTAGAAGAAATAAATAGTTTGTTACTCAGTCCTTCGAAGGAGTTCAATTCAAAAGAATTTCTTAATTTGTATCATGAAGATGAATTAGGCAACTCTATACCTAACGTGTATACATGGTTGTTTAATCACTTTAACGAATTATCAAAATATAAATAGTTATGGCGTCATTAAATCAGTTACAACAGTACGGTGTTAGTTTTCAAATCAAGGTAATGTCTAGTTTGTTGAAACATAAAGAGTTTCTTCAAAACATAAACGATATTCTTGATACTGAAATGTTTGATAATCCAGCACATAAGTGGATTGTTGGTGAGATTCTAAGATATTATTACAAGTATCACACTACTCCATCACTTGATGCACTTCAAGTAGAAGTAAGAAAGATAGAGAATGAAGTATTGAAAGTCAGTGTCATTGAGCAACTTAAAGAAACGTATAAATCAGCTAATGAGGATAGGGAATATGTAGAGCAAGAGTTTAGCAGCTTTTGTAAAAATCAACAGATTAAAAAAGCTATCCTTAATTCTGTTACGTTGTTAGAGAAAGGTCAATATGATGATATCAAGTATATGATGGATCAGGCTTTAAAAGCAGGACAAGAAAAGTCTATCGGTCATGAATATGAAAAAGATATTGAGACAAGGTATCGTGAAGAAGAGCGTGCAGCTATTCCTACATCATGGCCACATATCAATGAACTTCTTATGGGAGGACTTGGTAAAGGAGATCTTGGTCTTATATTTGGTAATCCTGGTGGAGGAAAGTCATGGATGCTAGTCAATCTAGGAGCTATGGCTGTACAAAGAGGCCACACTGTGTGTCATTATACCTTAGAACTATCTGAGTACTACGTAGGCAAGCGTTATGACTCTTTATTTACAGGAATAGATGTACAACAGGTTCATAAGCATCGCGGCGCCATTGAGGAAGCAGTTGGCAAATTGAAAGGCAAACTTGTTATTAAAGAGTTCCCTATGGGAAAAGCAACAATCCACACAATTGAAGCACACATTCAGAAGTGTTCAGATTTAGGCTATCCTCCAGACTTGGTTATTATCGACTATGTTGATCTATTAAAGAGTAAAACAAAGTCAATAGATCCTAAAGATGCCATTGATGATGTCTATACTGCAACAAAAGGTATGGCAAGAGAGCTTAAAGTACCTATCTGGACAGTATCTCAGGTTAATAGAGCAGGTGCAAAGGATGATGTTATTGAAGGAGATAAAGCCGCAGGATCTTATAATAAGATGATGATTGCAGACTTTGCTATGTCATTATCAAGAAAGAGGCAAGACAAAGTTAACGGTACGGGCCGTATGCATATTATGAAAAATAGATATGGCATGGATGGAATGACCTACTCTGCCAAGATAAGTACTAATAATGGTCATATTGAAATTAATCCTGATAGCCTTAATGATGACGAATTGACATTTGATACATCTACTCCTACCAGTGGTTCAAACAAGCCATTTAGTTCTGGGTTAGATAGAGATGAGAAGGCTTATTTAGCAGGAAAGTTTTTTGAGTTAGGCTTGTAAATTAACCTGAAAAGGCTATATTTATTAGAGAAAATAGACTAATATGAATTTTTTGATTGACTTATTTAGAAAGGCATTAAAGGGAGACAACTTTAGGTTAACTAACTCTCCTCTTAAGTACAATGATAAAATTGCACAACTTAACTCAGCTCAACCAAATCAAGCTAGTAAGTTGAATACGAATACCATAAATAAGATTCAAAAAACTACGTCTACCTTAACTCAATCTACGTCAAAAGGATCTACTTTACCAGGTAGCTAAGTAGACAAACAACCCTTAGATCTTACTATAACAGGTTATGAAACTAATAGAGGACTATTAAGTCGTCTAATTAAACTTTTATTTTTTAAATTTTTTTAAACAAAACTAAAAATGGACATCACGCAACAGATTTTGTCTGAAATTACTGTGTACAATAAGTACGCAAAATACTTACCAGAAGTAGAAAGAAGAGAAACATGGAATGAAATAGTTACGAGAAATAAGGACATGCATATACAAAAGTTTCCTCATCTTACAGACGAAATTGAAAGCATTTATAAATTAGTATATGATAAAAAGATTCTTCCGTCAATGCGCTCAATGCAATTTGCAGGCAAACCCATTGAGATTAATAATGCTCGTATATTTAACTGTTCTTTTGCTCCTATTGATGATTGGCGTGTATTTTCAGAAATAATGTTCCTTTTGCTAGGTGGCTGTGGTGTAGGTTATTCTGTACAACGTCACCATGTAGAGAAGCTTCCTGAAATTATTAAGCCGATTAAAGAAAAAAGATATTTAATTGGTGACTCAATTGAAGGTTGGGCTGATGCAATTAAATTGTTGATGAAGTCTTATTTTATAGGTGGGCCTAGACCTAAGTTTGATTTTCGTGATATTAGGCCAAAAGGTGCAATGCTGATCACAGCAGGCGGTAAAGCCCCTGGTCCTGAACCATTAAAAGAGTGTTTGTTTCAGATTCAAAAGATTCTTGATCGTAAAGGCACAGGCGACAGAATAACTCCTGTTGAGTGCCATGACATTATTTGTTATATTGCTGATGCAGTATTGTCTGGAGGTATACGTCGCGCTGCATTAATTAGTCTTTTCTCTTTCAATGATGAAGACATGCTTACCTGTAAGTTTGGTAGCTGGTGGGAAAACAATCCACAACGTGGTCGTGCAAACAACTCTGCTGTTATCTTACGTGATCGTGTTGAGAAAGAAGACTTCATGGCTCTTTGGAAGAAAATTGAATTGTCTAATGCAGGCGAACCTGGATTCTTTTTGACTAATGATAAAGATTGGGGAACTAATCCATGTGCCGAGATTGCACTTAGGCCGTTTCAATTCTGTAACTTGTGTGAAGTAAACGTTTCTAACTTAGAGTCACAAGAAGATTTAAATAAAAGAGTTAAAGCCGCAGCATTTATTGGAACACTTCAAGCATCATATACGGACTTCCACTATCTTCGTGATATTTGGAAAAAGACAACTGAAAAAGATGCGTTGATTGGTGTTGGTATGACTGGTATTGCTTCTGGAGCTGTATTGAAATTAAACATGAAAGAAGCCGCTATTATTGTAAAAGAAGAGAATGAAAGAGTAGCAAAAGTTATTGGTGTTAATAAAGCAGCTCGTTGTACAACTGTTAAGCCTTCTGGAACTACATCAATGGTTCTTGGTACGTCATCCGGTGTTCACGCATGGCATGATGAGTTCTATGTTCGTAGAATGAGGCTTGGTAAAAATGAAGCTCTTTATAAGCATCTATCTACCTACCATCCAGAATTGGTTGAAGACGAATACTTTAAACCACAATCACAAGCAGTTGTATCAGTACCGCAAAGATCTCCTAAAGGAGCAATTTTAAGGTCTGAGTCTGCAATGGATCTTCTTCATAGAGTAGAAAAAATGCACAAAGATTGGATTAAACCTGGACATAGAACAGGTAGAAATACTCATAACGTATCTGTAACTATTTCTCTAAAACCAGAAGAGTGGCCAGAAGTTGGTGAATGGGCATGGGATAATAGGAATAACTATACCGCATTATCTTGTCTCCCTTACGACAACGGCTCATATGTTCAGGCTCCTTTTGAAACAATAACAGAAGAGAAGTTCAATGATATTGTAGGACTGCTTCACGAAGTAGATTTATCTAAAGTAATTGAAGTTGAAGATAATACTGATCAAAAGGGCGAATTAGCCTGTGCCGGTGGAGCATGCGAACTAGTATAATAGAAAATGTGCACTACTATCTCGAAAATGGAAGGGTGGTTTTTACCGCTCTTTTCCATTTAGAGAGAGGTACTTGCTGTGGAAATAAGTGTAGACACTGCCCGTTTAATCCGGAGTGGACAAAAGGTACTACAAGAATAAAAGATAAAGAATCAGAAGATTGGCTTACATTTGATTAAAATAACAAATATGACGGTTACGATTACTCCAGACTATATTTATTTAGTAGTTACTCTAATTTTAATGTTAATACAATTCATCCAGTGGAGAATAATTAGCAAACTTAAAACAGAGATTGAAAGTATGTGGCAACAAATTAGTATATTAGCTATGTCATCAGCAGGTTTTTTTGATAAATTCCAAAAAAAGATAGATGAAAAACAAAACAAATAAACAAAGCTCAATTGGTTTAGGCGATACTATTGCCAAAATAACTCACTTTTTTGGTATAGATGTATTAGCTAAAAAAATAGCTAAGCTTTTCGGTAAAGAAGATTGCGGCTGTAATCGTAGACGTGAAAATCTTAATAAGATAGTTCCTTACAACAAAAAATAAGTTATGAATAAAAGTTATGTGACAGTTGATTCGATAGACAAGCTTAAAGATCTAATCGAACATGTAAAGGCGTGCGATATCATTGCGTTTGATACAGAGACAAATAGTCTTAATCCTCGTAAAGGTAAAATCATTGGCTTCTCAGTATCAGGTGAAGAAGGAAAAGGTTACTACATGCCAACTATGATATTCAAAGATGAAGAGTTGCAAGACGCTTATATCGATGGTAAATTATGTCATGATCTTGCAAAGAAAACAATCTCACTACTTATTGGTAAAAAGTTGATCATGCATAATGCATCATTTGACGTTAAGTTCGTCAAGTGTTTTTATGATGTTGATTTGCTTTCTAGTTTGTATGTTGATACGATTCTCTTAGTGCATACAGTAAAAGAAGAAGGCGCTGGCTTTATGGGAGGCTCTGCATTCGGTCTTAAGGATATTGCTAAAATGATCCAAAAAGAGATAGGTCTAGATATTGATAAAGCAGCTAATGAAGAACAAGTTGCTCTTAAAGAGTCTATCAAAAAGAACGGCGGTCAAATAACAAGAGAAAACTATGAGATATGGAAAGCCGATCTTGAACTACTTTCAGAATATGCTTCAGCAGATACCGACTTAACTCTTAGAGTCTATAATCACTTCATAAAGACTTTGTATGCTGAAGGACTAGAAGACTTCTTCTTTAAGGATGAGGTTATGCCTCTTTACAAAGAGGTTACAATTCCTATGGAACAAGTAGGCGTTAAACTTGATCTTGAGCTTATTAAAAGTTCTAGAGAGTCTATTGGGCAAAAGCTAAAAGAGTACGAAGAGCTAGTAACAAAAGAATTGCTTAAAAGCCCTGATGTAAGAGCTTGGATTGTAATGAAAGCAATGGATGCATATCCAGCTAATAATAAAGGCACATTTGCTCAAGAGCTTATTAAAGAATATAATTACGAACTAGAACAATCTGCTAGAACAGGAAAGTATAGCATTACTAAGTCATCACTCATAAGACTTCCTGAAGGATCAGCAAAACACTTCTTACTACACGGAGATCCTTCTGTACTTGATAAAGACATAGTAATGAAGATTGCTATGAAACTGTGGAGAGAAGATAATGATGGAGCATATTTTAATATTCAGTCTAAAGATCAATTAGGTGAAATAGCATTCGGTGTTCTTGGTATTAAATCTTTGTCTAATACAAAAACAGGTAAGCCACAATTTGATGATGATACTGTGCAATCAATAGCCGGTAAATATGCGTGGGCTAGAAACTTACGCATCTATAATAGGCTACTTAAGATAAAGTCTACTTACATGGATCGCTTTTTAGATGCTCAAGAAGAGGGTAGATATTACTTCTATTATAAACAGCATGGCACAGTATCAGGAAGATATGGTTCTGATGCTCAACAATTACCAAGACCTAAAGAAGAGGGTGATGATGAACCAATTGTAATCGAGTACAATAACTTGATTCGAGCATTCTTTATTCATGATAGTGGAAACATCTTTATTGATTGTGACTATGAATCACTTGAACCGCATACATTTGCTCACGTATCTGGTGATGAAGGACTTAAAGACATCTTTAGAAATAACTGGGACTTCTATTCTACTATTGCAATTAAAACAGAGGGGCTAACTCAATATTCACCTGATAAAAAAGCTCCTAACTTCCTACGTAAGATGGAACCTAAGCTTAGGAATAAAGCTAAAGCTTATTCACTTGGTATTCCTTATGGCATGGGTGCTTATGCACTAGGTATGACTCTTGGAATTCCTACTAAAGAAGCAAAGAAACTTGTTGAGGGTTACTTAAGTGCGTACCCGCAACTTAAAGAGTGGATGGAAAGATCTAAAAAGCAGGCAAAGACTGTTGGCTTTGTTAAAACACAAGTCGGTAGAGTAAGGCACTTACCTAAAGTAAAAGCTATTTACGATAAGATTGGTGATGACCTTCTTGATTGGAATATCAAGAAAGAAATGGAAAGACAATATGGTGTTGATCAAATTAAAAGCCTGTCTAGAGACTATATTAATGGATTAAATAACAGTTGCAACGTACAGATCCAAGGTCTAGCGGCTTCAATTGTTAACCGTGCAGCATTAGCCATCAATAGAAAGTTTCAAGAACTAGGTATACGCGGCTGGGTATGTGCTCAGATCCATGATCAGTTAGTAATTGAGGTAGACAGCGATAAATCACAAGAAGCGGCCAGAATCGTCCAGGATTTAATGGAGAACACTACTAAGCTGAGCATAGCTTTAAAAGCACCCCCAGCATTAGCAATGAACTTACGCGACGGACATTAGCAGATATTTATTGTAAATACGGGTACTGTGAGTAGGCCCAAGGTTATGAATAAACATTTATAAATCGTTTACCGTAAGGGAACACAAAACTAAACACTATGGGAATATTAAGACCATTTGAGCTAGATCCATTTGACTTGCTCTGGAAAGACCTTTTTGAATCAGTACCTCACTTTTCTGCAATTACGCAGAAAATATCACATCCAGTAGACATTTTTGAAACAGAAGACGGCATTCGATTTGAAGTAGCCGCAGTAGGCCTCGATAAGAGTGATATTAGTATCATTATCGAAGGAGACCAATTACGTATTACTTACGAAAAACCAAACAAACCTGAAGAATCTCCAATTTACCGGGGTATTAAGAGATCATCTTTTAATTTGACTTGGAAGATTTCAACTAAATTCGATCTAAGTAAGCTTGACGCTTCGTTAGATAAGGGACTACTTATATTAACAGTTCCTACAGCAGAAGGTAAAGCTGTAAAACAAATAGTTATAAAATAAAAAATAGGCCTACTCACAACCCTAGTTATGTTTTCACTTTGTAAGAATTTCATCAATATTAATGGAGATCTGTTTCAAGTTAAACGTACATTTACTGAAGAGTGGATGAACGGAAAGGATCTAGACGTATTAAAAACTTGGTACGGAGCAGATGTAGTCTTTAAAAAAGATACGCTACTCTATTTTTGTATTAAAATAAATGAATTAGAAATTATAAATTAGTAATATGAAAAAAATAACCCCACTAAATGGCTATGTAGTACTAAAGCCAATAGAATCACAAGAAGAAACATTTGGTAACATTATCATTCCAGATCTTGGTAAAGAAAGGCCTGAAATGGGAGAAGTATTTGCAACATCTGATATTTACAATTATCATACTGATAAATTGGTTATATCAACATTAGAAATTGGAGAGATTGCGCTAATTCCTAAAATGGGATCACAAAGAATAGTAGTAGACGGAGAAGACTATTACATTTGTAGAGAGTCAGAAATATTTGCAGTAATTAAATAAAATAAACTATGAGTACAACTAAAAACGTTTTTGGTACAGAGCTTAAAGAAAAGCTACTGTCCGGTATAGAAAAGCTAAATGCCTCAGTTTCATCAACATTAGGACCAGGCGGTCGTACTGTTTTGATTCGTGAACAAAATGGCGAAGTTAAAGTTACAAAGGATGGAGTAACTGTTGCAAAAGCATTCCATAAATTGGAAGATGACATTGAAGATCTTGGTGCACAACTTGTTAAGCAAGTTAGTATTAAGTCTGCTAATGAAGCTGGTGACGGTACAACAACATCTACTTTGATTGCAACTGAAATTGTAAAGGCAGGACTAAAAGAAATTAGACAAGGTTATAATGCAGTTGAAATTAAAAATGAAATTGATATCATTGTTGCAGAAGTAGTCCAAGAGATTAAAGATATGTCAATTGAGATCTCTTCTGAAGAGCAAATTAAGCAAGTTGCAACTATATCAGGTAATAATGATTCAGAGGTTGGTAATTTAATTGCAACAGCAATTGAGAAAGTAGGTCGTGAAGGTGTTGTCACTATTGAAGAATCTAAAACAGGTGAAACCTCTCTTGAAGTTGTTGAAGGTATGCAATTTGATCGTGGTTATAAATCACCTTATTTTGTTACTAATAATACTACAATGCAAGCAGGACTTGAAAATCCTTATATCATGTTGTATGATGGACGTATCTCAACTGCGCAAGAACTAGTTCAAGTATTAACTAAAGCAAACTCTGAGAATAAGCCACTATTGATTATCGCTGAAGATATTGGTGATGAAGCTCTTGCTACATTGATCGTAAACAAGATGCGCGGTATTGTTCAAGTTTGTGCAGTTAAAGCACCAGACTTTGGAGACCGTAAGACTTTGATTTTGGAAGACATTGCAATTCTTACAGGTGGACAAGTTATCTCTAAAGAGAAAGGCCATAAACTTGATAAGATTACTACTCAGCAATTGGGACAATTCCTAGGTACAGCTAGACTATCTACCGTCTCTAAAGAAGAGACAACCATTGTAGACGGTAAAGGATCAACTGAAACAATTGAAGCTAGAGCTAAAGAAATTCAAGAGCAAATTGAAAAGGCAACCTCATTCTATGAAAAAGAGAAGTTGCAAGAAAGGCTTGGTAAACTTATAGGAGGAGTAGCTATCATCAATGTTGGTGGTAATAGTGATATCGAGATCAAAGAAAAGAAAGATCGTGTAGAAGACGCACTATTTGCAACTAAAGCAGCATTAGAAGGCGGTGTAGTTCCAGGAGGCGGCTCAGCTTTATATAGGTGTTCGCTTAATCACAGACCAGAGCATAATAATAATGTATCTATTGCTAGAGACATTGTACGTAAAGCTTTGCAAGCACCATTTATTAAGATCCTTGCTAATTCTGGCGTTGAGAACTGGTGGGAATTTACTCCTAGTGAATTAGTAGATGGTAAAATCTATGATGCAAAGAATCATAAAATGGTTAATGCATTTGAAGCTGGTATTATTGACCCTGCCAAAGTGGTAATTACCGCTCTTAAAAACGCATCTTCTGTAGCCGGGACAATCCTAACAACAGAAAGTGTTATTTTTGAAAAGAAAGATAAAAGTGAGAAATCAGACCCTATGATGGATATGACAATGGGAATGTAAAAAATAAGGCCCTACTTCGGTAGGGCTTTTTTATTATACTTAATAGATAAACTTTCTAAGCAATTATAAATTGTTTATATTTAAATAAATAATAGGTTATGAAAGCAGCAATTGTAGGAATGCTAAATAATGTGAGTAACAGTCAAAATCATCACGGTGGCGGTTATTCACGGATTATGGTTAGAATACTAAAAGAATCCATTCCAGAAATAAAATTTACAGTTAATCCAGAACCTAATACTTGGAATGAGTATGACTGCCTTTGTATTTTAGAAGGAGTCAACTATAAAGAAAATACTTTTAATTTTATTGGAGGTCCTCAACCTGAACATACTGAGAAGTTAAAAGCTGTTCTTGATTATAAAGGTACTATTAAGTTTATTAATAAGTCCTTAGATTTTTCTCAATTCAATAAAAGATTTGGTCTTGAAGGAGAATTTCCTACTGGTAAAACTATTGACTTTGCTACTAAGTATGGTGAGAAAACTAAAAAAGTAATTATAGGAGATTCGCATTCTTTAAGTGTTTGGAAACCTGGTTTTGGCATTAATAGAACTGATGGTAGAACTTTATTTGGATTCTTAAAAGACGTCGACTCTTTAGTTGAAGAGTGGAACAGTAAGTATGATGAAGTAGTTTTGTACTTCGGTAATATTGATTTACGCTTTCATTTAATGAGGCAAGAAAATCCAAGAGCTGCAACAGAAGATCTATTTAGAAGATATATAGAGTTTGCTAAGAAACTAAATAACGCTACTCTAGTTAATTTGCTACCAGTTGAGCACGAAAGTCGTAAATTACCTGGTACAGGTTTATATCTTAAACAACCGTTCTTTGGAACAAGGCAAGAAAGAGCAGATTTAAGAGACGCTGCAAATAGGATTATGAATAACTCAGGACTTAAAACTATTCAATGGCCAGATGAATGGATTGATGCAGATGGTATGAAAATGTTTGAGTACATGGAAGCTAAACAGTCAGTACATTTAAAGCCTAAATACTATATGTTCGCAAATCAATTTGTAAAATAACATGCAAAAATTTATTATCAACGAAAAGTTACTTGCCGCATTAGACGAATACGATAAACGTAGTTTGTTAATGCAACAACATGGTAGCTTAGGACTTCCTTATGATGGAAACTTACTTGCAGATGTTAATGACGATCTAATCTATCACGTACCCATTTATGATACCGCGCATCGTAGGTTTGCCGCCTTCTGTGCCTTTACTGAAGCTGTATGGTATAAAGAAGAGGATATAAGAGGAATGGGACACCACTTCTCAAGTCATGGTATTAAAGATGAATTTGATTGGTTTATGTTGTTCTATTTATTCAGGCTTTGTGGTTCTGGTATTAATTATGTACCAAGATATAAGAAGGATCATATCAAGGATATATTAGGGACGCATGGCTTCGGTAACTTCTGGATTGTGGATTCTATATTGAAAGATAAACACACATGGCCAGAATGGAAGCAGGACCTTCATAATCGGATTACACCATTTACAGATAACAAAGGATATTTACTCCCTCAATTTACTTTTGAAGGCGAGACTAGAGGCCATCTTAGAAAGTTTATTCTTGAACACTCAGAAGGATTAGTTAGACACATTTACAATGCAGTAACTAAAAACAAACTTGACATCTATCAAGTAACAGATTTAGGTAATGAATATCTTAATAACGCTGGATTTAAGAGGCAAAACTTTGTATTGACTGCATTTGCTGCTGACTTAGGTGAATATTTTCCTAATATGGTAAATCCTAAAGGTTGGGTATATGCAGGAACAAACGCAGTTCGTTGTATTAAAGCTATTTTTCCTAAAGTTAGTCCTAAAGTAAAAGAGTTTGAATACATCAATGAAGTACTGCAGTTCTTATCTAATAGATACGATTTAAATCCTATTGATTGTGAAGATAGTAGAGCTTGTGACGTAGTTCGTTATTTCCAAGAATATCAGTCTGAAGATCATATTATTAAAAATAATGGTCGTAGGATGTATAATAATTCTATTCTTAAACAAACATGGGGTCATGACAAGTATTATGACTTCGCAATTAAATTAAAATAAAAAAAACAAAAAAATGAAAAAAAGCGCACTCATAGTAGTTAGTCTACTAGTAATGTTATTTAGTTGTAAGACAAAAACTGAAACAGTTGAAGATCTTAGATCTAATAAAATAGTAAAAATTCACGAAGGCTCTTTTGCCTTTTGCGGTGCATCTGGAGCAATTCCTACAGGAAAAAAGATCATTGTTCAAGGAGTTGAGTATGATGAAGGTTGTGCTATATGCCCTGTATTAACAGGACCATCTCTTTCAAATTTAGCAATGAAAGGAATTAGTGGAACTTACGGAAAATTCAACGTAGGCGAAAACCCGCAAACCCCAGACGGAACAGACAAAACAGTATGGTCTTTCTTTTGGTATTACGATTCAGCAACTTCAGTACCTCAATTCGATCCATCAACTAAAGAGTGGCAATTATTACCACCAGTAAATCGTTCGTTTGTTGTAAACTTAGATTCTCCAAGCACAAGCGAAAGTAATATGTTCGCAATGCCAGGTATTATCTTTGATACAACCGCTTCAGGTATTGTATTGGCAAAAGTATACGGACCGCTTAATGAAGCAGCAGTTCCACTACGTAAAGCTATTTCTGTTAAATCCGGAATGACATCTATCACTGCAGCTAAGGAAGGATTCCCATATCCTGTAGGAACGCCAGTTCCTGTTAGTCAATTAAGCAAAGAACTTCAAGAAAAAAAATAAATAAAATACTAATTGATGTTTTTAAACAAAACGACTGATCAATCAAATTTAGACATGTCAGATGGTAGAGATTTAAACTATTATCTTGAAATGACTAAAGACTATAAGCCTGATTTTGACTTCTCAATAAAACAAATCGATGGTTATAATGTAATCGACGATGGAGAATTTCAATACGGAAGTAAAGCAAAGATGGGCGACTTCATGATCAGTCAAGTAAAAGAAGACACCTTAGTTTATGTTGCTCCAAGAACAGGCTACGCCCCGTATTCATTATCATATCTTGCAAAGAAGTATAATAAGAAACTAGTATTACTTATGCCAGCATCTAAAGAAGCTTCTGAACATCAACTACGTGTTATTGAAGATGGGGCTACGCCAATATTCTTAAAGACTCCTGCAATGCCAACTATAAATGCTTGGGCAAAAGACTTTGCAAAAAAAATTGGAGCAAAATATATACCATTCGGTCTTAAGCACGAACAAGTTGTAGCAGGAGGTATAAAGATATTTCATGAAGCATTTAAAGATAAAAATATAGACGAGTTATGGAGTGTATTCTCAACAGGAGTTCTGTCTAGAACACTACAAATTGCACTTCCTAATACTAAGTTTAATGCTGTAGCAGTCGCAAGAAATGTACAACCTGGTGAATTGGGTAGAGCTAAATTCTATGCTTATCATAAAGACTTCTTAAAAGACTGTGATATTGATACTCCATTTGATTGCATTAAAACTTACGATGCAAAAGGTTGGGACTATATGAAACGTTATGGTAACTCTGGAGATTGGTTCTGGAATGTAGCTAGGAATATGCCAAAGCCTACAATTAAGGCAAGTGATATTGATTCTCAAAGAGAGTGGGGAGATAAAAGTGATATCCTTAAATACTTAGGAGAATAGTTTTACAATCTACAAAATCTATTATATATTTGACTTATGAATATACTTCAAGAAGCAAACAAGATTATCTACGAAAGATCTGAAGAAAAAGAGCGTCAATACGGACCTATGCAAGAAGGTATGGAAGAAGCCGCTAAGATTGCATCTTTGTTAAGCCGTAAAGAATTAACTGCTGTGGACATGTACAATGCCATGATTGCTCTTAAATTATCAAGACAGGCATATAACCATAAGGAGGATAATCTTCTAGACTGCGTGGCTTATATGGCATCACTAAACGATTATCAAAATAATATTAACAATGAAAGTACAAAAGTTAAGGGAAGTAAAAACACCAAATAGAGGAACAGAAGTATCAGCAGGAATTGACTTCTACGTACCTGAAGATTTTGAAACAAAAGTATTAGCACCAGGACAATCTGTTCTTATTCCGTCTGGTATTAAAGTGAGAGTTCCTATAGGATATGCATTGATTGCATTCAACAAATCAGGTGTATCAGTTAAGCAAGGCCTATCTGTTGGAGCTTGTGTAGTAGATGAAGATTACGATGGAGAAGTTCATCTTCATATGATCAATACATCAAACAAAGATCAAACAATTTCTACAGGTCAAAAACTAGTTCAATTTGTATTAATCCCAGTAAGCTATACAAATGTAGAAGCTGTAGATGAGCTTCCACAAAGAGTTACACAAAGAGGTGCTGGAGGCTTTGGTTCAACAGGACTATAATATGACTAAACTAGATACAGTATTTATAAACATAGCAAAAGAAACCTCTACTCTGTCACACTGCGCCCGCTCAAAAGTCGGCGCAGTTTTAGTTAAAGATGGCAATATAATCTCTTTTGGTTACAATGGCACTCCATCTGGAATGGATAATGCTTGTGAGAAAGATAATGTTACTCTACCTCATGTTATTCACGCAGAGTGTAATGCAATTCTTAAAGCCGCTAAAACAGGCAACTCTGTAGATGGTTCCACTTTGTACTTAACACTAAGTCCTTGTTTAGACTGCTCTAAACTTATTCTGCAATCAGGAATTAAAAGAGTTGTATATTTGGATAGATATCGCAGTCCTGAAGGTATTGATTTTCTTAAACAATTTATTGAAGTATACCAATATGAAATTTAAAACAGCAACTGACGCATTTGAGAATCTTTATCCGCTAATAATGAATACAGGTGAAGATTATGCAGGCACAAAAGCTTTGTTTAACTGTAGTTTTTCTTTAGAGAATCCAGAAGATAAAGTTATTAAGACTCCTGAACGTAAGTTTAAACAAGACTATGCTGAGTATGAATGGAAATGGTATCTAGAAGGTAATAGAGATGCTAAAGAGATAGGACAGATAGCGAAGATATGGAATAACATGATGATCCCAGGCACTACTAATGTGAACTCTAACTATGGGTTCTTTTGGAATTATAACAATCAGCTTCGTAAAGTAGTTTCAGAACTTAGAAGAAATAAAGAATCAAGACGTGCAATTGTATTACATTACCTTATACATGAAATGGATCAGTATAAGTATGATACTCCATGTAATATTGCTTTGAATTTCTATATAAAAGATGGCGTATTGAATCTAACAGTATTTGCAAGATCAATTGACTTAGTTTATGGATTCTCTAATGATCAGTATACATTTGCTAAGTTAATGGAAAAGGTTGCAGAAGAGTTAGCAATACCTCTTGGCAATATGCATTGGTTCGTAACTAATTTACATATCTATCCTAGGCATTATGAATTGATAAAATAAAGATTATGATGTTTGAAACAAACCTATCTAGAGAGTTCTTAGAATCTAAATTATCTAAACTGCCAAAAAAGACTTACAATCAATTTATGTGGTGGAGAAGGTATCAATCAAGACAAACTCTACACCCTTATAATACTCTATATCAAAAAATAGTAAATGGAGATTATGAGAATTCAGATTACTACTATCAAGCAGAGTATGAAAATCATATGCTAGAAGATGCAATATCTGATATTAAGTATTATGAGGATAAGTTAGAAAAAATAAGTTTGTTTAGGACTAGATATAAAAAGCTCCAAGAGGATTATTTAAAGGAAGAAACTGACATCATGACTAAAATGAAAAAAGATTTTAAAACTACATTTAAAATATCTCAAGAGAAGTTAGACAGTATAATGGAATCTTTTGATGGAACAACATTAGAGCTTTATAATCATATAAAACAATTGTAATTAAACTCTAATTAAATATTTTTCTATCTTAATTTAATTTATTATATTTATCAAAAGAACGGTTATGGAGATTCAAGCAAGCAATTCCTTTTTTGAGAGTTTAAAGAAACTGATATGGCATCAAAATCCTATTTATAGGATATATAGCCTATTCAGACACGACCTCCCTGCATTCATTAAGAATATTTGGAGGTTTCGTAGTGAGCTATGGTCGCATCGTTGGTGGGACTATCACTTTACGTTAAAAATCTTGAAAAGATCCCTTGAGATTCAAGAAGAGAGTACAAGATTAAAAGGCACAGAATCATCAGAGTCTCTTGATAAAAAACTTGTAAAGATGAAAAGAGCTATAGAGCTCTTACAAAATAAAATTGAGGACAATTATATTGATAGAATAGAGGACATAAATGGAAAATTAGTTATGAAAGAGTGGAAGTTTGAAGATTCTGAAAATGGCTCATACGTACTAGTTGATGAAGATACAGAAGATGAAAAGAAGCACAACAGAATGATTTTTAAAAAAGCTTACGATTTAGAGGAAAAAGAATGGACTGAGTTATGGGAAATCATTAAAGGCAAAAAGTGGGAAGCAGGAAAAGACTGGGATGGATCAGACCTTAGAGGATGGTGGGACTAGCTATAAAATTATTATTTATGATAGGCATTATTTTGTTAGTTATTGCTATTTTTGGTTCATTAGTCTGGCTTTGGGTAGGCGGTATAGACTACATGGCAAAAAAACATCCTAATTATAAAGGAGAAGATTTTTTAAATTGGGATCCTAAAGAAGAGGATCTTAATAAGGTAGCAGGAAGAGAAGTCTCTGATGAAAATTTATATAACGAAATTTATTGAAATTAAATTAAATAGTTATGAAACAGATTTTTGAAAGAGTACAAACAGGATTATTTTTTGCGGCAATCCTAATAGCCATCTTAGTAATTAGAGATCAAAAAACTAAGATAGAAAAATATAAGTATTCAGAAGGAATGTTTCAAGGAGGCGACATTACAAAACAACAATACATAGACTCGCTACAACACGTAGTTGATTCACTATATTGGGAATTACTTCCAACTCAAATTGAATTAGGCAGATATCAAGTTGCTTATGGCATGTTTAAAGAACGTAATCCAAAAGCAGCTAAACAATTTGACGAGATTATTTCATCAGAAACAGAATAAAGTATGGAAAACAATCGTAGATCATTTTTTAAAGGACTAGCAACATTCGCTAGCGGAGTAGTAGCAGCTAAAGTATCCGCTTGTAGTAAAGAAAACAGATATAGATGGTATGGTATTTGAACAACCTAAAAACACATCGTCCCTAGGAAACTCATTCACTATAAAAGAATCAACTCCAAAAATTAGAAAAGCAAACGTATGAGTAAATTAAAATAATCACCCACTATAAACAAAATAAGCCTTCGTATTAGAGGTTTTTTTTTATATTTGTTGTATGACATATGAACAAAGACGAGACTTACTACTTAAGACAATGAGGAAGCAAACAGACAGTTGGCTTAAAGAGGATCAATATGAAGAGTGGCAAAAGAAGAATAAGCCAAAGCACTCGTATACTTTCAAACCAAAAAGAACTATAAGGACAAGCGATATTTATAATAAAGAATGCTTAAAGTATTATCCTCAGTTGCAATAGTTCTTTTACTTAGTGTGTCATTAAAGGCAGAAAGATATAGAAAAGTTAACCAATTTAAAATAAAGTAATATGAGTGTTTTGTATTTTTCAGCAGACTGGTGCGGTCCTTGTAAATCATTTAAACCCGTAGTACAGCAAGTTTCACAAGAGTTAGGAGTCTCTGTTAATTATGTTAATGTAGACTATGATGCATCACTAACCCAGAAATATTCTATAACTTCCGTACCTACTATTATGGTAACAAATTATCAAGGAGACGAAGTATATAGAAAGTCTGGAGTCTTGTCAAGAGATCAATTAATTAACATGTTTAATCAATTTAAGTAAGCTTTTAAGATATTTATATCTAAAATAGGTTGATGAATTAGTTGTAGTAACAGGTTTTATATTTGTTTACTAAACTGTTTATCAATTATGGACATCAGCAAACTTAAAGGTCACATTCCTGAAGCTGTACTAGCACAGATCCCTGATACTGCTGCTAAATTTGAAATTAACACTCCACTTCGTTTAGCTCACTTTTTGGCTCAATGTGGCCATGAATCTGGCGGGTTTAAACTTGTTCAAGAGAACTTAAACTACGGAGCAAAAGGTCTTTTGGGTATATTCAAGAAGTATTTCCCAACAGAAGAAAAAGCAAAATTGTATGAAAGAAAGCCTGAAAAAATTGCAAACCTCGTTTATGGATCAAGGATGGGGAACGGACCTGAACCTTCAGGAGATGGTTATAAATTTCGTGGCCGTGGTTATATTCAATTAACCGGTAAAGACAACTATACTGCATTTGGCAAAGCTATTAATGAAGATATTGCCATCAACCCAGATAAAGTAGCTACTAACTATGCTTTATTATCTGCGGCATGGTTTTTCCATAAGAATGGCTTACATAAAATAGCTGATGGAGGTGCAACTGACGCAGTAGTAACTTCTGTAACTAAGCGTGTCAACGGAGGAACTATTGGCCTTCCTGATCGTATCAAACACTTTAAAGAGTATTACGATTTATTAAAGTAGTAGGTTTCATAAAGGTTATACATTTATAACAATAAAAATGTACCTTATGAAAAATTTTTTTAAAGCATTATTTAACGACAACAACACTATTAACGAAAAAAGTTTTATTGGGTTTTGTGCCTTCTTAATGATGGTAGGCTTTGCAGTAGCAGATATTGTTACTGGAAGTCTTGGTAAGGAACTCGTTGTTCAAGAGTTTATCTTTAATGCATTTATGGTATTGACTTTAGGTTCTTTTGGTATTGCTTCCATAGATAAGTGGATCAATAAGAGCAAAGGAGAATCTAATGGAGAACAGTAAAACTGGCACATTCTTATCCAATAACTGGAGTATTATAGTAGGGATACTAACTGTAGCATTTGCTGCAGGTGGAATCTTTAGTGAGTTCAGACTAATGCATAAAGAAATAGAAGAACTAAAAAAAGAGACTGACAGCAAAATTAATCAGATCATAGACGAACGTCAACGTAAGAGCGATTGGTTAGAGGAACAAGAACAACGAATTGATGATTTAGAAGAGTGGAAAGCATACGAAGACGGAAGACAGTCTAAATAAAAAATAAATCATTTAAGCATAGTTAATAAATAGATAACAATAAAATCCCTACTTTAGTGTGGGGATTTTTTATTTATAATCATGAAAGACCTACTAACAATCGTCATTCCTTGTAAAAACGAAAGTTCAATATTAATAGAAACATTAAATTGTTTAAAAGATCAAGATGGTATAAAAGGAACTAGAATAATAATTGCAGACTGTTCTACAGATACTACGGTTAATCTAGTGCATTTTTATAATCGGTTCGCTAATCTCAATATAGAATTTATAGAAGGCGGTTATCCAGCAATAGCTAGAAACAACGGAGCAAAACTAACCACAACTCCTTACATTCTTTTTCTTGATGCAGATATTTGGCTATTTGATAAAGATCACTTAAATGATTGTTTAAATCAAATAATGTCAAAAAATGCAGCATTATTAACATGTAATATAGGAACTAACGATAAATATAATATAGTATATTCTATATTCTTTAATATACAGAAAATAATATCTATATTCTCTCCAATTGCTATAGGTGGATTCATGTTATTTAATACTAATGATTTTAATAATCTTGGGGGTTTTGATGAAAAAGACAAATTTGCTGAAGATTATCATTTAAGTTCTAAAGTAAATCGCAAAAGATTCACTATATCAAATAATAAAGCTTTTACTACTAGTAGAAGAATAAAAAAGAAGGGAATGTGGTTTATGACAAAAATGGCAGTTTTGAGTGTTATAAATAAAAACAAAAAAGAATTCTTTCACTCAGAATATGATTATTGGAAATGAAAAATTATAGAGCTATTATTGTATCTGATTTGCATTTAGGAACAAAAGATTCTAAAGCTGAAGAATTTTTAGACTTTATAGAAAAACATCCAACAGACTTATTAATATTGAATGGAGATATTATTGATGGTTGGGCAATTAATAGGGGTAGCAAATGGAAAAAACAACATACTAAAGTTATCTCTAAGTTACTAAAACTATCTAATAAAATACAGATAATTTGGATAAGAGGCAATCACGATGAATTTTTACAAGAATTTATAGGAGATCATTTTGGAGCTATAGAAATAAGAGAAGATTATAAATTAGAGTATTCAGAACATGTAGAATACGATAGTTGGAAAAAAAGATGCTATTATATATTCCATGGAGATGTAATTGATATTTTTATAACAAAATATAAATGGCTATCAAAATTAGGATCAATAGGATATGATTTGGCCTTGTGGGCAAATAGGCAATATAACAGGTATAGAAAGTGGAGAAAGTTACCTTACCAATCTATATCTCAAAAAATAAAAGCAAGTGTTAAAACTGCCGTTAATTATGTGAATGATTTTGAAGTAACTGCACTAAAGATGGCAGAAAAAAATGGTTGTGATGGAGTTATATGTGGACACATACACCAACCAGAAGATAGAATAATTAATGGTAGAAGATATTTAAATTCAGGAGACTGGGTAGAAAATATGAGTGCTATCTTAATAGATAATTTAGGAAATATTAAAATATATAAAAAATAATCTATGTATAAGTTTTTTGATCTATTGCTTAATTTTCGTAGTAACAAACAAGATATGATGGCTAAAGGATTTATATGGGGGATAGGATTATTCTTACTTTGTTTTTTAATTTCTTTATCACTTTAAAAATAAATTGCATCGATTAATACAAAAGGTCTTATATTTGTATTGACACAAAAACAAATAAACGTTATGAAAAAAGCAATGATTATCTTTGCAGCCTCTTTAACTTTGGCTGCCTGTGGTGGAAGTTCAACTGAGCAAACTTCTACTGATTCTGTATTCGTGGATTCAGTTGTAGTTGATACTACAGAAGTTGTTACTGATAGCGTGACTGTTAAGTAATTAAGATCCAGAGTTGTCGAGGGAAACGCTCGGAAAGGATACCGTTGAAACTCCTTTTTGCATAAAATCAAATACTTATTATATGAAAGTTCTTTGTGTAAATGGATATGAAGATGTGCTTACTGAAGGTGAAGTTTATACTGTAGTTCAAGTAACTACAGGAAATAACTTTCTATTAGAAGAAGTAAATGTTCCAGAAGGATATACATCATTTAACTCTAATAGATTTGTTCCTCTTATTACAAGTGATGAAGATTCATTAGATGAAACTTTTTTAGAACACAAACCTACGGCAGTATTTTACTGTGTAGATCTTTAAAATATGGGCCTGACTGGAATTGATCCGGTTGTTGAGATTGCACCACATGCAGGCGTTTGGTAGAGTCGCCTTAGAAAACTGCAAACAATAACTGACGAAATGTCAACAATGACCTTCGATGACCTTATGGCCTTCGTTGGTGCCGATTACGCTGTAGCAGCCTAGTCCGCAAACGGGTGAGTAACCTAGGAACAGAACTACTCCGAGCGCTCACGATCGACTCGTTAAATAAAGACTGTGGATTAGTTTTCTTGATAGTCATAAAATCAAGTGGTGGAAACGACCATAATGGTCCGCCCCTACTGATCAAAAGAAATTTAGATCTAAGCATGTGAAACGTTGGTGTTATTGTCGCTATCGGAGACGAGAGTTCGAATCTCTCCAGGTCCAACCTATCAACATATTTATTAATGTATATGTTGTGTAAAAACGGGCAGAAACATTAAAATTTTTAATATGGAAAAAAAGAAAAAATACCATTTTCTTTACAAAATTACTTGTAGAATAACTAATAACTATTATATAGGAGTACATTCTACAACTAATTTAGAAGATGGTTATTTAGGTAGCGGAAAAATAATTAAACTATCTATTAAAAAGTATGGTAAAGAAAATCATATTATAGAAATAGTAAAGTTCTTTGATACGAATAAAGAAAAATATTTAGCAGAAAAAGAATATCTAACAGAAGAAATGATATTAGATAGTAAGTGTATGAATATTAGCTGTGGTGGATTAGGAGGAATTCAGAATAAAGATCACTATAAAAAATTTATGTTAGCTGCTACAAACGCCTTTAAAGAAAAATTAAAAGATTCTGAGTTTAAACAAAAATTTTCTGAAACTTGTAGTAACAGAAATAAAAAAAGAATAGAGCTAGGAACTATTAAATCTTGGAAAGAGACCTGTAATTGGACTGGTAGAAAACATAAACAAGAAACTATAGAAAAATTTAAAGTTTCAAAGATAAATCATGGAATAGGAGAATCAAATTCTCAATTTGGTACTCGATGGATAACTAATGGCAACGAAAATAAAAAAATAAAAAAAATAGATTCTTTACCTAATGGTTGGGAATTTGGTAGAAATTAAAATTGCGAGGTAGAGCAGCGGTAGCTCGGCGGGCTCATAACCCGTAGGTCGCAGGTTCGATTCCTGCCCTCGCTACTAATTAATCCCCCTTATAAAATGAAAACAGTTTTGTTAACAGTCATGCTATTGTGCTCACTATTAGGATATTCCCAAAATGGAGGCCAATTTAATGAAAACAATGTTTTAAAAGTCGACTACGTAGGTTATAACAATGGTAACCACATATTCAAGATCATTAATAAAATTAATTGTGTCTTGGGTGTTAAGATAGATAAAAACGGTGTTACTTCTTCTCAAACTATGGCAGGTTTACAGGAAACAGTCATTGTAGTAACTGCACCACAAACTCCTCAGATTAATGTTAAAGTTAAAAGAGAAACAGGAGCGCAGTGCCAACAAAATCCAGATAATGGTTGGGTAGAATTACAATCTAGTATTGTACTTCCTATTAAGTTTGGAGGCATTACAGCAATTAAAGTTAGTTCTAATCTAATTAAACTTACTTTTGATGTAGAAGAAGATCACGCACTTAAAAGTTATGGTATAATGGTAAGTCCTGATGGTAAAAATTTTAAGCGGGTTAAAGTTCTATTTCCTAATGGAATAGTACCCTATGGTTCAACCAGTAGTAAAAAATATTCCGTACTAGTTAAATTCTAAATCATGAAATATATCCTTTTATTCATTTTATTTTTAGTTTCTTGCACTAAAGAAGAGCAAGTAAAACAAGAAATATCAAATCCGGTACTAATTCAAATTGAAGCCGTACATGTGGATGGAAATATAGAACTGTCTCCTATAGTTTTAATAAGGTAAAGTGCAATATTTAAATAAATTGCACTCTAAAGATATAATGTAAAGGTAAAACAATATGTCTTATATTTGTATTAATCAATCAAACAGTTATGATATATACAATTTGGATCATTAGCGTTATTTACTGTATAATTAAAATGTACAGATCCTACAATAAGAAAGAAATAGATCCAGTTTACGCTACACCAGGTCTAGAGACCCTAGCAATCGTAGTAATGGCGCCAGTTCTAATGGCAGTAGACGCAACTCTTACATGGGTTCATAAGTTTAAAGAATACAGAGAAGAAAAACAAGATAAGATCTTTTAGTTAATTATCAGGTGGTGAAAGGATATATCCAAGGCATACACACCCTCTCGTCTCGAGGGCGCTGAATATGAGACAGGTAACTGGATATGGGTTGACCACAAGCGTACGCATTTTGTCCACTACTGAATTACAGCATGAAGGTTCGACTCCTTC